GAATACAAAAAGAGATCGATTAAAAGATTTGTATATTAAATATGGATTAGATAAAGAGGATATTTTTTCATTATCACTTGGTGGTAAATCTATTCCGATTGTAACGCGAACAGGCGTAGAGAAAATAATGTCTTTAGATAGAATTAAATGTTCTTATGAAGTTGTTATATGTGAAAGAGATTTTTGTGCAGTTAAATGTATAGCAACAAAAGAAGATATTAAAATAGAAACTTATGCAACGGCACAACCTAAAAATTGTAAATCGTCTTATTTTTTAGAAATGGCGGAAAAAAGATCGAAAGCAAGAGCAATTTTACAAATTACGGAATTTTATAGTTTAGGCGTTTATTCCGAAGTAGAATCAGAAGAATTTAAAAAGAAGTAATAATTAATAAATAAATAAGACATGTATAAAATACGCGGTAAAATAACAGGTATTGATAATATAGAAATAAATACCGAAAAAGGAGATTTTTTAAAAAAGCTAGTAACGATAGAAGAAACTGATACGGGCTTTAATCATATTCAGCAATTTGAAATCTTTGGAGAATCAGCCATTAAGGTTATAGAAAATTCCCAAACATTAAAAAGTGGACAATATGTTAATATAGATTTTTATATTAAAAGCAGAGAATATAAAGGCAAGTTCTATAATACTTTAATGATAAAAGATGCAAGGGTCGAAGATGGTGTAGAATATATTTCAGACAATAAACCCCCATTTTAATTAACCCTTCTATACTGCCTATACTAATTTTATTTTTTATTTAGTTTATTTTTTTAGTATGGGCAGTATATATTATATTTATTTATATGAAAAAAACTTACTTCAATCACGATTCAGTTGCAAGATTAGATATTCGAGTAATTAAGCTGAGATCAAAACTAGGATATGAGGGCTATGGCGTATTCTGGGCTGTATTAGAATTATTATTTAGCGAAGAAAACAAATTATGTGTAGATGATTATGATTCTCTTGCATTTGGCTTACAATGTGATTCTAAGATTTTAAAGCAAGTGGTTGAAGATTTTGATTTGTTTGTAGTAGAAGATGGATGTTTTTATTCAAGGCGTTTAAATAATCATATAGAACAAATAAACAACAAGTCAATTAAGGCGAAAGAAAATGCTAGTAAGCGTTGGAATAATGCGACCGCAATGCAACCGCATAGCAACCGCAATGCTAGTATAAGTATAAGTAAAAGTAAATTAAATAAAAGTAAAAGTATAGAAAATAGAATAGTGGATTTTAAAAAATCCATTCAATCAATTAGCGATATAAGTGATGAAGATAAACAAAACTTCTTCTTGTATTGGACTGAAAAAAATAAGTCTGGTAGTAAATTTCGTGCGGAGATGGAAAAAACATTTTCAATTCCATTGCGATTAAAGCGTTGGTCAAGTAATAATTTTAATAAACAAAAATCAAGATTCCCAGACTACTTTGATTCATTGCTTATGAAGAGGATGGACGAATCATCAAAAAAAGAATATGAAGAGCATTTGAAGTCACTTGGATATGTTTCTTCATACAACCCTAATTCTGGACAAAAATTTATTAAAAAATGAAAAATTATATATCAATTATTATTTGTTGGATAATAACAATTTATTTAGCAGTATATACAAACGATACAATTAATGATTTTAATAGTGTTATCAAGAATGTAGAAGACACTTCTCAGGAACTATTAATAGATTCATTAAAGTTAGAAATAATGCAGATTGGATCAGAGTTGGATTCTCTATATTTAAAATATAATTAATGAAAGAATATCAATTACAAAAAGCAGTATGTAAATACTTAGATTTACAAGGATATTTATATTGTTCTTCGAATGGTGGACATTATCAAAAATATCATAGCATTAGAAATAAACAAAAAGCAATGGGCTACCGCAAGGGAATTCCCGATATCATACTATATGAACCAATTAAAAAACTTGATTCAGACGAGTATTTTCACGGACTAGCTATTGAATTAAAGGTTGGATATAATAAACCAACAAAAGAACAATGGTATTGGATATTGGAGATGAGAAAAAGAGATTATATCGCAGAAGTCTGCTACGATTTAGATAATGCAGTTAGTGTCATTGAAACATATATGGGCGGTTTTATTAAATAAATAATTAAAATTATGAGATTACCAATAACATTTGATTTAACGCCAAAAGGCAAAATAGTAGAAAGAAAGCATATAGGAGAAGAGGGTTATGCTGAAAATATACAATATAATTTACAATTTAATGTAGTAGAATCTGGTATTGATATTTCTTACTATGGAGAAGATGACACTTATTTTGATGAGAATAGAATAGATGAATTAATTAAAAAAATAAAATGAAAATTATGAATAAAATATATATAGAAAATATAGATCGACTGAAATCAGAATTAGAATGGTATAGGACTTATAGTGAGTATATAAATGCAAACCATCCCATTGTTTGCGCAGAAGCTAGCGATTATGCAGATAACATAACTAACTAATTAATGAAAATTAAACCAACATTTTTTAATACTAGAACAGAAAGGCTACACTGGGACTATATAGATACTAACAGCCTGCTGTTTACAATTTTATTTGATAGTGGGGCAGAATTATCTTTTATTTTACGAGATTTAAAAAAAGACAATAATATAAAAAAATATATTTATAAGAAACTAAACGAAAGATTTAGTAATATAATTGAAATTGAAACGAGCAGAATATCAAATGTAGAATATAATTTATTGAAGCAGGAAAAGATACCATCTATAACAAAACTATGTTGAACAAATACCTAATTGAAAACTATAACAAGCTAAAAGACATGGCTTACAATATAGCGGGAAAAAAGGGAAAAGATGATTTATTAAGTTTTGTGATTGAAGAATTATATAAGTGCGACCAAGATAGAATTGATGAAATAATTGAAAAGAAACAAATGACATTTTATATTGCTAGAGTAATGCTAAACCAATACCATTCTAAGACAAGCAGATATTATTATAAATATAGGAAGTATTATGAATACCATGTTTCGGGAGTCATTGAATCCATCTCCCCAGACAATACTCAATCAAAAAAAGAAGAAAAAGAAATAGTTGAAAAGAAACTTGATTGGATAGAGGACAAATTAAAAGACCTTTACTGGTTTGATGTGCAATGCTTTAAAATATATTATACGGAAAACCACTCTTTAAATACAATGGCGAAAGCCACTAAGATCAATAGAAACACCTTATTCAAGGCAATTAATAACGTTAAAAAATACCTAATAAATGAAAGATAAAGAAGATATTATAGCAGATGTAGTTGTTGCAATAATAGTATTGACTACATTAGGTTTATTTATAATAGCCCTATTATGAAAAAAAGCAGGATATTAAAAGCAATAAAAAAAGCCGATACATCATTAATAAAAAAATATGATATGGTTACTTTTTCTGATGAAAATGGGCAAATATATGTATTAGGGACTAAAGAAGGTTTTGATTTAAAAATAAATGAAGCCGTTACTTATGCAATACATAAATTGCTTGACATGATAGATGATGAAAAAGCAAAGGACAAATTATTAAATTCTTTAAAAAATGAAACAAAAAAGTAAAGGCTTAGGCGATTCAGTTGAGAAAGTATTAAAAGCTACAGGGATTGATAAGGTAGCTAAAAAAGTTCTTGGTGATGATTGTGGCTGTGAAGAACGAAAGGAGAAACTTAATAAAATTTTTCCATATAAAAATGTAAGGCAATTCACACAAGATGAATTATCTATTTATGAATCTGTATTGCCCAGACTAAAGAGTGGAACAATTAAGCGTGATGACCAATTAATTTTGGTTAAGCTGTATAATAAAGTATTTAATGCAAACAAACAGACATCTAGTTGCGGAAGCTGTGTTCAGCAGACAATAGCGCAATTAGCTAAAGTATATGTTAATAGTTGTAAAATAGAAAATAATGAATCAGATATTTAGATTTTGTTGTAAATGTGTTAGGGTTAGTTTAATTGACCAAGAAAAGGGTTGTTGTTTTTGTGGTGGAAAATTTATTGTTTCATCATTAAAAGATGATTTAAAGCTAATGAAAAGAAAAAAGGAAGTTGCAGAAACATACTAAGGTTTATATGCAGTTCTTCAATTATGAAGAGCAAGATTTTATTCCGTGTGAAATGGAATGTGGTTCAAGGGCTGTCGACATACATCACCTTGAACGTAGGACTAGAAATAAGGTCACTAATGACTACATCGAGAACCTTGTCGGCTTGTGCAGAAGCTGTCACATAAAAGCAGAATCAGACAGATGCTTTAATATGTTCTGCCGAATCAAACACCTGGAAAATGTATGTGTGCAAGTGTATAGTTTAATAGAAGTTAATAAAAGACTAAAAGAATATGAAGATAGAAAGAGTAGCGATAAATAAATTAAAACCCGCTAATTATAATCCAAGGCAGATTAGCAATAAACAATACAAGGATTTAAAAGAATCAGTTAACCGATTTGGAATTGTTGATCCTATTATTGTAAATAAAAATGGAAATGTAGTTATTGGCGGTCATCAAAGATTGAGGGTCTGCAAAGACTTAAAGCATACAGAAATAGATTGCGTTGTATTAGACTTAACAAAAGAAGAAGAAAGAGAATTAAACATTAGATTAAATAAGTCTGGTGGTGAATTTGATATGGATATACTTGCAAATGAATTTGAAATAGAAGAATTGAAAGATTGGGGTTTTAAAGAAATAGAATTAGGATTAAATATAGATAAAATACCAGAAGATTTATCTGATAAATTAGAACTTCAATATAAAATAGAAGTAGAAGTTACATCAGAAAAAGAACAAGAAAAATTATATAATCAATTAACTAAAGATGGATATGTATGCCGAATTTTAACATTGTAAAAGAAGTAAAACCAAAAAAGAGTTTTAGAGTTAGTTCTGTTATGGGTAAGTTTGACTTGCAGACAGAACATATAAAGGAACAATTTAAAGGAGAAATAAATTTAGATGATAATTGGCAAATTGGAATAATTGTTGGAAGTAGTGGTAGTGGAAAAACAACAATAGCAAAAGAATTATTTCCTGATAGTTATATAACAGATTTCAAATATAATGCTGAAACTATTTTAGATGATATGCCAGAAAACAAAAGCGTTGATGAAATTACAAGGACTTTTAACAGCGTTGGTTTTTCTTCTCCACCAAGTTGGTTAAAACCTTATTCAGTTTTATCTAATGGACAAAAAATGCGTGTTGATTTAGCTAATGGATTATTGCAAGATAATGAATTAATGGTATTTGATGAATTTACAAGCGTAGTAGACAGAAATGTAGCACAGATAGGAAGTTATGCAGTTCAAAAGGCAATACGAAAAACAAAAAGAAAATTTATTGCCGTCAGTTGTCATAATGATATAATCGATTGGCTTTTGCCCGATTGGATATTTAATACAGATTCTATGACCTTTCAAAAACTTGAAGGGCAAAAAAAAAATAGACCAAAAATTAAATTTGAAATATACAATACAAGAGATAAAACAATTTGGAGAATGTTTGCTAAACATCACTATTTAAGTCATACACATAACAATGCTGCAAATGTATATGTAGCTTTTGTTAATCAACAATTAGCAGGGTTTATTAGTATATTGCATTTTCCACACGCAAAAGTTAAAAACATTAAAAGAGTTCACAGAATTGTTATAATGCCTGATTTTCAAGGAATTGGAATTGGGGTTAGATTATTAGAGTATATTGGCAAAAAATATATTAATAATAAATTTAGATATAGAATTACAACTTCAGCACCAAGTTTAATAAATTACTTTAAAAAGAGTTTAGAATGGAAATGTGGTTCTTTTGGAAGAAAAAAAAATCATGGTGGAACATTGAAGGTTGGAAAGTTTGGTAGTCAAAATAGAATTACTACAAGTTGGGAATATAAATTAACGGTTTAAAAACGGAATCAATGAATAAATTTCCAAACAAAGCGACACAGTTTAGTTCTACTAATCAACCAAAAAAGAATGGTAGACCAAAAGGCAGAAGAAATGTGGCTACTGTATTAAAAGAATTATTATCAACACAAGATACAAATATGGGTGGTGAAGGTGACTTTGGTTCGCCAATAGCTAAGATGTTAATACAAATAGCGTTCCATAAGGACTCAAACAACAATGAAAAGTTAAAAGCAATAAAAGAAATTTTAGACAGGATAGAGGGATTGCCCGATCAAAATGTTAATGTAAGTGCAACCCCGCCATCTTGGATTAATGAAGATGATGAAACAAGCGAAACCATATTATGATGTAAAACAGTCCACCAAAAGGATATGTGTTTTACAAGGTGGAACTAGAAGCGGAAAAACATATTCTGTTTTATTGGCTTTGATTGAATTTGCTTATAAGAATAAGGGCAAAGGATTGTATATCACAATAGCAAGAAAGACCATGCCTGCACTAAGGGGAACTTCTATGCGTGACTTCTTTGATATTCTTAAAAAAGAAAACCTATATAACGAAGCGCATCACAACAAGTCTAATCATCTATATTCGCTGTATGGTAATTATTTCGAATTTATCTCTGTGGATCAACCTGCTAGGGTAAGGGGTAGAAAAAGGGAAGTCCTATTTTTAAACGAATGCAATGAATTTGGCTTTGAAGAATATACACAGCTTGCCCTTAGAACAACTTACAAGATTATTATAGACTTTAATCCTAGTGATGAATACCATTGGTTATATACACAGATTATTGATGCTCACAGGGAAGATGTGGACTTTCATATATCTACATATAAAGACAATCCATTCTTAGACAAAACAACAATATCAGAAATTGAAAGACTAAAAGAAGTGGATGAAAATTTATGGCGGGTCTTTGGTGAAGGACAGCGGGGGGTTGCTACCGAAACCATTTTCCCGTCATTTAATATAATTGACAACATCCCAGACAATGCGAAAGAAATAGCGCTAGGATTAGACTTTGGATTTACTGCAGACCCTACATCATTAATAAAAGTATATAAGCATGACCTAGATTTATATATTGATGAACTGCTTTATGAAAAGGGTTTAACCAATCAAGATATTGCACACAAAATAAAAGACTTAGGAATAGACAGAAGCATAGAGATTTTTGCCGATAGTGCCGAACCTAAATCAATTGAAGAAATCTTTCGAATGGGGGGGATTAATATAAAGCCAACAAAAAAAGGCGCTGATTCTATCCGTATTGGTATTGATGTGTTGAAGCGACACAAATTAAATATAACCAAAAGAAGTGTCAATGCTATTAAAGAGTTTAGAAACTACAAATGGATAAAAAACAAGAATAACGAAATAACAAACAAACCAATAGATGCTTTTAATCACGCCATAGATTCTGTAAGATATGTTGCATTAAACAAATTAATGGTGTCTTATTCTGGGAAGTATTATATAGCTTAAAAACAAATTATTAACTTTTATATTTATTAGTAATGAAAGAGGTGAAATTGACAATACCAGATAGGTGGTCAGACATAACAATAGAAACCTATCAAAAATATGTAAAAATACAGGATGGAAAGGGAAGCGAGAAAAGCAAGGTGATTAAAAGTTTAGCTTTATTATGTAACACCACGACTTTTGTAGTTAAGAAAATGGCTTACAAAGACCTATTAGAAATAATGGGAATAGTTAAAAAGATGATAGACACAGAACCAGAAGATAAAGAATTTAGAAAAACGTTTATGTTTAAAAAAGAAGAATATGGTTTTGTTCCCAATCTTTCGGCTATTACTACGGGAGAATATATAGATTTAGAAACCTATTGCAAACAGCCAATTGAAAATCTACATACTATAATGTCAATTTTATATAGAAAGATTACGTTTAAAAGAAATGCGCGATATGCGATTGAAACATACAATCCAGATCAATTCAAAGAAGAGTTGTTTAAGGACTGCCCAATGGATATAGCATTAAGTTCGCTAGGTTTTTTTTTGAATTTAGGCGAAAAGTTAGCCAAGACTTCGCACCACTTTTTGAAACAACAGGAAATGAAACAGCAAAGGGCGTAACATTACAAAGCAAGTGGGGATGGTATAATGTATTATACGGATTGAGTTCATCAATACTAGATATTGATAAGATAACTAAAATACCAATTTTGCAAACGCTAACATATTTAGCATATACGCAAGACTTTAATAATAAACAAAAAAACAATTATGATAACTTTTAGAAATGTTGTTGGATATTTAGAAACGATTGCTCAAAACCATTACATGATAAACAGCTTTCACAGCGGAATGATGGATGAAGTTGACATTAATAAACTTGGCGTAACTGACTATATTATACTATATGCAGAACCAGGAACAGTTGTAGTGGATAGGGGTGTTTTAACATATTCTTTTTCTATATATGTTATGGATATGATTAATGACCAAGAACTTGGTGATGCGCCTAACAATCAAAGGGTTGGAAGGGTAGACACTTATTCTGAAACTCTA